GATAATTCTGCCTCATTAATACGTTCCACGGCGAGCAATCTGTGTTAAAATGATAGATAATTCAAAAGTTTATTGAACCTTAACCAATATGGCGGCTCCACAAAACAACAGCAACTACAGAAGCGGAAGGCGATTTAAGTCAGTTATTGCTGAGAGGCTTGAACAAAGAGCTGTATGGGATTCTATCGTTGATAAAGCTATTGACCAAGCGATTGAAGGTGATTATAAAGCCCGTGAATGGTTAGCAGATAGACATGACGGAAAGTCAACACAATCAATCGAAATAGATGCCAATGTAAAAACCCACGAGGCAACACTTGACGAGCTTGACAGAGAAAGAACTGACGATACGCAGACTCCTTCGTGACGATTTTGAGCATTACGCCTCTAAGTGTCTAAGCATTAGAACCAAGTCTGGAAAAATTGAGCATCTTGTATTAAATCAGGCTCAAAGATATATCCACGCCAGAATTGAGGAGCAAAGGCAAAAGACAGGCAAGGTTAGGGCTATTGTTTTAAAGGGCAGGCAGCAAGGCTGTAGTACCTATGTCGAAGGTAGATTCTATTGGCGGGTAACTCATTCTAAAGGCGTTAGGGCGTTTATCCTAACCCACGAAGAAGAAGCCACAGCCAACCTTTTTGAGCTTGCTAAACGCTATCACGATAATTGCCCACAAGTAGTCAAACCCAATACAGGAGCTTCCAGTGCTAAAGAACTCAACTTCGACAAATTGGATTCCGGTTACAAAGTCGGCACGGCGGGAAATAAAGCTGTCGGTCGCTCTTCGACTGTGCAACTCTTTCACGGAAGTGAAGTCGGTTTTTGGCCTAATGCTCAACAACATGCTGCTGGCATTCTTCAGGCTATACCCGATGAACGAGGGACTGAAGTTATCCTTGAGTCAACAGCCAACGGATTGGGAAACTTCTTTCACGAACAATGGCAAAAAGCAGAAGCTGGACAATCTGAATACATAGCTATTTTTGTCCCGTGGTACTGGCAGGCAGAATATCGTAAGCCCGTACCGCCTGACTTTAAGCTTGAGACTGAAGAGGAGGAGTATCAAACTGCCTATGGTCTTGACCTTGAACAAATGGCATGGCGCAGGAATAAGATATTTGAATTGAATGACGCTATGTTGTTTAAGCAGGAATACCCTGCGACATCGGCTGAAGCTTTTCAGGTATCTGGTGCAGACCCTCTAATCAAGCCTGAAGTAATAATCAGGGCTAGAAAATGCAAAATAACTGACGTTGTAGGCGCTAAGGCTTTAGGTGTTGACCCTGCGAGGTTTGGCGATGATAGAACGTCTATGACGCTAAGACAGGGCAGAAAGGTACACTGGCAAAGGTCTCACACTAAACTAGACACAATGCAAGTAGCCGGTCTTGTGCTTCAGGTTATCAACAAGGAGGGAATGAAGTCAGAGAGTGGTGATAGAGTATTTATTGATGTAGGCGGCTTAGGCGCTGGTGTTTACGACAGGTTAAGAGAGCTTGTACCGGATAGGGCTTTGCTTGTACAGGTCAATTTTGGCGGCTCTCCTTTGAATGCTACTAAGTACCGTAGAAAAGATTCTGAAATGTGGGGAGAGATGCAGCTGTGGTTTGACAATGCGCCTTGTGAAGTTCCCGACAGTGACGAGCTTCAGACCGACTTAACACAGCGGAAGTATTGGTATGATTCTAACGGCGCTTTAGAGATTGAGAAAAAGGAAGCTATGAAAAAGAGAGGGCTAAGGTCTCCAGATTGTGGCGACTCGCTAGGATTGACATTTGCACAGCCATTGATTGTCAGAAAACCAACAGCACAGAGGACAAATTATCAAGGGGCAGGCGGATGGATGGGGTAATTGATATCAAGATCACCATAGAAAAATGCTTACTTAGTGACAGGTGGCTTGTTCGCTTTGATGCTAAAGTCAGGGGTGCAGATGTCAACACGCAGTTTATTGTTGATGATTTGAGCGATGTATCCGACAAGCTACAAGAGGCTTGGATTCTATTCAGTAGGTAAATCTACCTAATTGACAAATTATAGTTTATAATAGCCGGATTCTATCGAATTCTGGTTATTTCTCATGGCTGAACGCCCAAAAAAGTATACAAAAAAGCTAAACGATGCTGAAAAAGTCATAAAGCTGGCAAAAGAGCGATACAAAAGAGCTAGGGATAGTCAGTCTGACGAGAATTTAAGATATAAACACAATACTCGGTTCACTTATGACGCCGATTATCAATGGCCTACAGAAATCGCTAAACAAAGAAAGCTAGACCTTAGACCCGTTCTATCTGTCAACCGTCAACCTGTATTTGTGAGGGCTATTGTAAACAACTACAAGCAAAACCCTTCAGCTATTAAAGTCTTGCCTGCGGATGATGGGGCGGATAAGGAAGTAGCAGAGATTTACACCGGCAGAATTAGAAACATTGAACAACAATCCGGCGCAGACCAAATCAAGGGCTTTGCTCTCGGTCAGGCTGTAGCAGGTAACAAAGCCTTCTATCGTGTCATTACTCAATACGAAGATAACAGCTTCAATCAGGACATCTTTATCAAGGCTATTGTCAACGCCACCTCGGTCACTTATGACTGTGATGATGTATCTCTAGACGGTTCAGGCTGGCAATGGTGCTTTATTGAGGAGCTTTTAAGCGTAGAGGAATTTGAGTCACGCTATCCAGATGAAGATACAGAATCATGGCCTAGTGACAATTCAGACGGATGGACAGAGGACAATAACAAAAAGATTCGTATTGCTGAATACTTTTACATCGAGAAGGTTGATACCGTTATCTGCCAGTTAGAAGGCGGTGAAGTGGTCGAAAAGGATGACGTTCAGGAAAGTATGGTTGTACTTCAAGAGAGAACCGTTAAGCTACCTAAAGTCAAATGGTGCATTCTAGGCGGTAACGCAAAAGAGCCTTTAGAAACTAGAGAGTGGGCTGGTAAGTATATTCCTGTCGTTCCTGTATGGGGCGACCAAGTCTGGATTGATGGCAAGCGCAGACTTTTGTCTGCAATGGAATACTCACAAGACTCTCAACGAATGATTAACTTTGGGCGTAGTACCGAGATTGAGCTTTTAGGCTTACAGAACAAAGCGCCTTTCATGGTAACGGCTCAACAAGTCGAGAATTACGAAGAGGACTGGAAAGCGGCTAACAGTCTCAACATGCCGTATCTTAAATACAATGCCGACCCACTAGCGCCCCCTCCAATGAGACAGGGTTTTGCAGCTCCTCCTTCTGGGGTTTTACAAGGTGTACAGAACGCCTCACAAGACTTAATGGATACTTCTGGTATTCAGGAAGCCGGTTTAGGCATGCAGTCTAATGAGACTTCAGGAAAGGCAATTAATGCCCGTGCAGCTCAAGGTCAGAATTCTGTATTTCACTTCCTCGACAACGTACGTCATGCCGATAGATATTGTGGAATGATTCTAGTTGACCTAATCCCCCATATTGACGATGTGCCTAAAATCATTAGAGTATTGGGTGAAGATGGCAGCGAGTCTATGAAAGCTGTCAACCAAGATACTCAAGAGAAAGATGACTACGGTCAAACTATCAACAAGTTTTACGATATGACTGTAGGGAAATATGATGTAGTGATTCAATCTGGGCCAGCCTTTGCTTCTAAACGTCAAGAGGCTCAAGAGTTAATAGCTCAAGCTGTACAGGGTAATCCTGCTATCTGGCAGACTCACGGCGACCTTATTTTTAAAGCGATGGACATACCTTATGCTGATGAATTTAGTGAACGCAGTAAGAAAACACTTCCGGAAGGTCTTGTACCCCCTGATGATTCGGAAGGCTCGCAAATGCCGCCTCAAGTACAGGCGCAGATTCAGGGTATGCAGGAACAAATGCAACAAATGGATGCGATGCTTCAACAACAGGCTCAAGAGCTTCAAAGCAAGCAAGGCGAAGAGCAGTATAAAATGGCTCAATTGCAATTACAAAGCCGTGAAATTGACATTAAGGAAATGGAAGCGCAGGCAAAAATAATGCAGGCTGCACAGAAAGACAATGTCAGCGTAAGCGCGGAAGTCCCTCATAATCCAGAGACTGACTACAGCGATGCTGATAAGTTAGAGCTTGAAATTGAAACCCGTTTACATGAAGCAGAGTTAAAGCGTAAGCATGAAATCAAGATGGAAGTATTGAGGGCTAAACTTGCCAACAAAGAAGAGCCTGAAGAAGATGACATGATTGAGATGGATGACATGGGAGAAGATAAGCCTTCAGAGATGGCTTGTCACATGGCTTCAATTCAGGAAGGTCTGGCTAAGAATCAGGAAATTACAATGGCTTTAGTGGCTGAAGTAGGCAAGCTTGCAGAAGTTGCTAGCGCACCTAAAAAGTTAATCTATGACAAGACTGGAAAGATTATCGGTAGTGAGACTGTAGGCTAATGGCTTTAGCAATCACCCATCCTAAAGTAGTTACTATTGCTGACTGGACTCAAGCTGACCTTGATGCGCAGATTGCTTTAGGTAACTTCCCGCCTGCTACCACTTTAGCTGATATTCAGATAGCTAGTGATTGGAATGATGACCATTCTATATCAGGAACTCTAGCTGCTAGCTCTGTAGATTCTACTCCGTCAACCTTTGCACCGGAAGTAACGGCGCAGGCTTTTATTGATTCTATTAGCCGTGGTGTTAGGGGTTTTGGCATTATCAATATGGCAAATGCTGATTACGTGATGACAGCGGACGAGGCGGCTTTGGGAGCGTTTGCTGTATTTAATGCTGGCGATGGGACTAAGACATTAACATACCCCGCAACGTCAGACGGCACAGTCCCTAATACGATAATGGTCATATCTGCTTTTGCTGGTAATGTGTTTTATGTTGCTTCTGAATCATGGGGAACGCCTAAACTCATGTCAGCCCCTGAAGTTGACATTATTCTGTATGGTTATGGAGTTGGCGTATCATCGTTTTACAGCAGCAACATTCACGATTCTATAGCTGATGGCGGTCTATACGCTCCTACACAGAATGCTGTTTATGATGCAATTTCACCAATTACGGCAAAGACAGATTTCATTACAGTAACGCAGGCAGTCAACCTAGATAATTCATTAACACTAGGAAAAGCAATCGGCATATCATCACAATATCTTGCATTAAACTAAGAGGCATTTATGGCGGCAGGCACAGCACCAATTTTCTCAAATGTACCGGCGATAGGTACGGCAATATGGTTACCGGCGACTACGGCTAATACAAAGTCAGACGGTACAGGCACTATCGGTACGGATATGCTATTACTGGAAACCGCAGGCACTAACGGCTCTTTTCTTAACAAGATTCGATTCTCTCCTTGCTCTTCTGTTGCGGCTACTGCTACCACTGCAAGTGTTATCAGGGTTTACCTATCAACTCAATCCAGCGGCGCTACTACTAACGCTAATACGTCATTGATTGCTGAGATTGCTGCACCGGCTCAAACCGCAGACCAAACAACCACAGCGACAAACTATCTTGAAGTGCCTCTAGGCTTTGCTATTCCAAGTGGTATTAGTGTTCTGTTCTCAATGCACCACGCAGCGGCGGCGAATACAAGCTGGAAGGGCGTGATTTTTAGCGGTGATTATTAATGTTTCCCGATCAATCTGGGCTTCCTAATACCGGCGCTTGTGATGTACAAGTGTTTAATGCTGGCTCACCTTTTCAGCAATGGGTAAAACCTCGCGGAAAGACTATGGCGTTTATGTTTTGCTGTGGTTCTGGCGGTGGCGGTGCTGGTGGATTAACAAACGCAGCCGGAACGGTTAGAGGCGGCGGTGGCGGTGGAGGGTCTGGCGCTCAAGCTAGATTATTAGTTCCTCTCGTATTCATGCCTAACACTCTTTACTGTAGCGTAGGTAGAGGCGGTGCTGGTGGTGCGGCTGGAGGTAATGGTGGGGTGGGTGTAAGAAGTTACATATCTGTAGCCCCTGACATAACAGCGAAAAACATAGTATTACAATCAGGCGCGGCGGCGGCTACTGCTGCTACGGCTGGTAGTGCTGCTGGAAGTGCGGCGGCTGGAGCTGCTGAAACTATTAGCACGATAGCTTTATCACTAGGCTCTTGTTTTGGTATTTCACAGTTCCTTGCTGGTAAAATAGGGTCTATCGGTGGTGTGGTAGGTGGCGGTGCTGGCGCGTCTAATACGCTGTGGACTACTTCGGGGTTCAATGGCGGAGCAGGTGGCGGAACTACTGTTATTGCTAACACTGAATTTGCAGGCGGCGCACAAACTGGAGGTGGTATATTCCCTACGGTTGTAGGAGGAACCGCTGGGGGTAATCCCGGACACGGTTCTGGCGGAGTTACTAGCACAGCAATCGGAATGCACACATCCTACGGCGGGGCTGGCGGTGGTACAGGCGGAGCGGCTGGGACAGTTGCTGGCAATGGCGGTGGCGGAGGTATTGGTTCAGGCGGTGGCGGCGGCGGCGGTGGTGTTACTGGAGGAAGCGGCGGTAAAGGCGGCGATGGTTTAATTATGATTATTAGCTGGTGATATGGGCTATTCCGCTTTTCAGTCTAACTGCATACAGAGAAACGCTGCGCAGATTTGGGATGGCGGGTCTGCGCCTGTAGTTGTTGAGGAGCATTATTCAGGCGGCTATCCGACAAAGCGTAAGTTTGATTCAGAAGCCTATGCCTATGTCTATAACAATGCTGATTATTTAAGAACTAGACAGCGGGTAGAGTCTTTGCCTGTTGAGGTTAAAGAGGCTGTTTTAGAAGCTGTACAGGTTGACGATTCAGAGCTTAGGGCTAAGGCTTTAGAATCAAGGTTAAAGGCTGTAGACTCTGAATTTAGGGCTATGTACATGGCTTTAATGGAATCTTACTATTCAGCCCTGTTAGATGCGCAGTTATTCAATGAATTTGAAAGGCGTAGAATTGAACAGGAAAACATTGCTATAATGCTACTCTTACTTTGAGGTTTTTATGGATTACGTCCCACAGAAAATAACATTCGGCGATAAGGTTACAGGTAACGCTAAGTTTATCGAGCGTACAAACATGCTTGCGGCTGATACTGACAGAAAGTCAAAAGACTGGAAAGCAAGCCGACTAGCCAATGCAAAAAGACGTCAAATGATGGCGCAAAGAAAGAAACCTAATACTATGGCAATGAACGCCCTATCAAGTGAAGATGATACATAAAATCCCCTAGAGATTTAGCCTCCTAACGGGGGCTTTTTTTTGCCTGTTCGACTGACAATCTTTGTCGCTTACTGACAATTTTTGTCACATTGTGACGGTTATTGTCATTTCGGAAAATACCTAGTACAATACGCCTTCGTCTTGGTGCGATTCACCCTGAGCCTTTATAGGTAACCAACATGAATACAGAAGCTACTCTTGCAGCAGAACCGACAGTAACCGAAACACCGGAAGCCGAGGTCAAAGCAACTGAACCAGCCGCGATAGAAACCCCTGAACCGGCACAGGAAACAGCAGAAGCAAAAGAGGAAAAGCGTCAGGCAAAGCTTGAAAAGCGATTCTCTCAATTGACTAAGCGAGCATACGCGGCAGAAGCACGGGCAGAAGCACTCGAAAGAATGTACTCCCAACCGCAAGAACCGAATGCAAAAGATGGCGAGTTAAATGTAGATGAAATTGTCGAGCGAAAGCTGGCAGAGAGAGAGCAACAAAAGCACTTTGAATCAGTAGAGCAAAAGAAAGAAGGTATTTTTTCTAAGCTTGAAAAGTCTGGTGATTTTGATAGAGATGACTTTTTGGAAAATGTTCGCGTTACGCCTTTAATGGCGGAGGCAATTTTAGAGTCAGACCTAGGCGATAAGGTGGTCAAACACCTCTACTCGAACCCAGAAGAAGCAGAGCGAATCGCATCACTCCCACCAGCAAGGCAGGCGGTAGAAATTGGGAAGCTTGAAGTGAAGTTATCTTCACCAGCTCCCGTAAAGAAATCAGGCGCTCCGGCTCCTATTACGCCTATTGCTGCCAAGACGCCCTCTAGTAATGAGTTTAGAGAGGATATGTCAGACGCAGAATACGCTAAATGGCGCAGGGAGAACTCTAAACGCAAATAGGTAGAAATTTATGGCTGGTAATACTTTAGTAACAATTGATATGGTGACACGCGAAGCTCAACGCATCGCACATGAAAAGCTGTCATTTTTAAACAACGTAAACCGTCAATACGATGACCAGTTCGCAAGAACCGGCGCAAAGATTGGCGATTCACTTCGCATCCGCGCTCCTAACCAATACACAGTTACTTCTGGTAGCCGCGTAATGGATGTACAAGACCAAGACGAATCAACACAAACCTTGACTGTAGCAACACAAGACCACGTTGACATGCGCATGAATTCCGCAGAATTAACAATGTCTATTGACTATCTGTCAGAGCGTTACATTAAACCAGCAGTTTGCGCTTTGACTGCCAAAATGGAAGCTAATGCAATCACTCAATTCACCAAAGATATTAACAAAGCTGTAGGTGCTGGTTCTTTTGCGCTTGCAACTGGTTATGCTTTCGGTACGGCTCCAACTGATTTGACTATCACTGGTCGCGCTCGTGCAATGTTGAACTATCAACTTGCTCCTAACGAAGATCGCTTCGTAACTGCTGACTCTATGACTATGGGTAGCCTTGTTAACGGATTGAAAGGTCTGTTTCAAGATTCTAACCAGATCAAAGAGCAATACCGTGAAGGCATGATTGGTCGCACTGGTGGCGCTGATTGGTACGAGAACGAAAAGACTTGGACTCTGACCAACAACGGCGATGTATCAACTACTCTTGATACTTATACCATCGTAAACAACGACAGCGACATCACTGTAGCCGCGCTTTCTGCTGCTGCTGCTGTTGGCTCTGTTTTCCAGATCGCTGGTGTTTATGACTGCCATCCCGAAACAAAACAAGCATACAGCCACCTGAAGCAATTTGTTGTAACTGCTTCTAGCACGACTGTAATTAACTTCTCGCCTGCTATTGTTCTGACTGGTGCTAAACAAAACGTTGCAAGTTCAACCGGAGGTACTGCTGCACCTAGCACAACTGCTGCTGTTGAGTTCTGCGGTTCAGCGTCTACTAGCTACCGTCAAAACCTGATGTGGCAAAAAGAAGCATTTACTTTTGTAACTGCTGATTTGCCGTTGTATGCCGGTCAAGAATCATGCGTTCGTCGTGTACAAGACGGTTTATCAATGCGCGTTTGGCAAGCTCCAGACATTCGTAACGATGAGTTGTTGCTTCGTATAGATGTTCTGTACGGCTATAAAACTGTGCGCCCAGAATGGGCATGCAGGATGTCTAACTAATAAGGCTGCGCCTCTTAATCGGGGCGCATTTTCTTTTCAATTTCGGAGATTTATATATGACAATTCCAACAAGTTACGAGCGTTTAGATTATGGCTCTACAGACGGTTCACAATGGGGCGGAAGCTCTGCTGATAAACTGGGCTTTTACGGTGCGACTCCGGTAGTACAACGGACTTTTGTTGCTTCACTCATGAACACAACTGCAATTGCATCTAGCACTGATTTCGGCGCTACGCAAACTGCATGCTTGCAGGAAATAATGAACACGCTTATCGGCCTTGGTATTTGGGCTACTGCGTAAACTAACAGCCCTCCGAAAGGGGGGCTTTTTCCTTTGGAGTTAGTATGCCGAAAGTAGTCTTTTGCATTCCTACAATTACAAAACCTTACAAGCAATTTTTAGAATCGCTTGAGGCTTCTCTGCCTATTCTTGAAAAAGCAGGCTGGGAGCATTCCGCTGTATATGAAATAGGCAACCCCTATATCTCAGCGGCTAGGTCAATCATGTTGAGGAAAGCATTAGATCAAAAGCCTGATTGCGTTGTATTCCTAGACCATGACTTGTCGTGGAATCCAGAAGATTTATTAAGGCTGATTAATTCACCTGCGCCTGTTACTGCGGGTACTTATCGCTTTAAGCGCGATGATGAAGTCACCTACATGGGGCGCACAAAGAAAGGCGAAACAAGCAAGCCAATAGTTAAAGATATTGTTAGCGGAGAAACCCCTTACATCCAGATGGAATGTGTCCCCGCTGGATTTTTAAAGATGGATGCAAAGGCTATTGCTGTATTCATGACGGCATACCCTGAATTGCTTTACGGCGATAGATACGCGCCCTCTGTTGATTTATTTAATCACGGGGCTATTGACTGGACATGGTACGGAGAAGACTACGCATTCTCAAAACGATGGAATGAGAAGTGCGGTCAGATTTGGTTAATACCAGATTTAAACATCACGCATTGGCGTGGAGATGTAGAGTTTAAAGGTAACTACCACGAGTTTCTTTTGTCAAAAGGCAAAGAAGAAGCAAAACTAAAGGCGGTTAAATGACTACAGCACTAGATTTAATCACACGTTCGCTTTTAGACATTCAGGTTATACAGGGTGGAGAGTCTCCTTCTGCTTCTGAATCTTCTGACGCGCTCGCATATTTAAAAGACATTTTATCTTCATGGGATAATGAAGGCTTGATGTGTTATGGAGAGACCCCGACTTTATGCGTTGCGGATGGATCTGCTAACTACGCCATTAGCTCTGTATCAACGTCATTAATCACACCAGCCCCGACTAAGGTTGACAGGGTTGAGTATGTATTGAATAACATCTACTACGAATTGTCAGAGATTAACGCTGACCAGTATTGGGCAATTCCTGATAAAACAGTAACGGGCATACCAGACAGGTATTTTGTTTACTACAACAACGCAGGAGCTGGTAGTCACAATTTGTATTTATATCCCATCCCGACTACTGGGATTATTGCGTTATTTTCAAATAGATTGCTTTCGCAAGTTTTAACTTATGCAACTGTTTTAAACCTACCAGCGGGATATGAAAGGGCTTTAAGGCTTGCTTTATCTGTTGAGTTGATGCCGATGTATAACAAAAATAACCCGTTATTAATTCAGCAAGCAGAGAAGGCTAAACGCGATATCAAGAGTTTAAATTCAAGTAATCGTAGACCCATTAGCGGGCTAGGACTTCCGATAAACGGCGTTCGCTCTTTTAACATTTTGACGGGTTACTAATGAACGTAGCCAAGAGAGAATCATTTTTACCGATAGCAAAGATTAATGCTATTGAGTCCGCATTACTTGAGATGCCTCAAGCTGAGTGTCCTGTAAGGCATATTTTTGGCGATGGTATTTATATCCGTGAAGTGACTTTACCCGCAGGCGTAGCCGCTGTTGGTCATCACCAGAATTTTGAGCACATGAACACAATGCTTCGTGGTGTTGTGACAATGATTAACGATGATGGCACTACCACGTTTTTGGATGCTACTAAGTCGCCTATTTCCTTTATGGCAAAGGCTGGCAGAAAGATAGGCTACATTCATGAGACTGTTATCTGGCATAACATCTACAAAACAGACGAGAAAGACGTTGAAAAACTGGAAGCTTTATATTTAACCAAGTCTGACAATTTTCAAAGTTTTGCGTTAAAGTGTGCAGAGAATTTAAAACTTGAACACGATGTAAAAGACTTCTTTTATGCTTTGGAATGTTTGGGGGTTTCGCCTGAACAAGTGAAAGAAGAATCAGAGAATGAACTAGATCAAATTCCTTTTCCTTCCGGCTCGTACAAGTGTGAAGTTAAAGACTCTGCAATACATGGTAAAGGATTGTTTGCAACTGGAAATATATCAGCGGGGGAAGTGATAGCCCCTGCAAGATTATCAGGAAAGAGAACCCCTGCGGGAAGGTTTACAAACCATACAAGATTTTCCAATGCTTCAATGATTAAAGACGGTGACGATATTTATCTAGTCGCCACAAGAGACATAAAAGGAATGACAGGTGGACAGAAAGGAGAAGAGATTACCATTAATTATTATGACACGAGGTTAATATGTCAGGCGTAGCAACAGCGGCTGTAGTAGGCGGCGGCATTCAAGCATTTGGGGCAAACAAAGCGGCTGGAGCGCAAGCGGGCGCGGCTGACGATGCTGCACGAGCGCAAAAACCATATCAAAAAGCCGGTCTAGCCGGTTTAAATCAGTTAAATGCAATGATGGGCATAGAATCCACAATGCAGGAAAAAAATGACTGGATGAACGAGTGGAAAAACGCTAACAAAGAAACTTTGAAGGGCATGAAAAAGCCTGAAAAACAAGCGGCTTTAAAGTCTTATGTTGACCAAAAACTAGCAGAGAGAAAAGCTAATTCTAATTATGGTTTTTTAAATCAAAGATTTGGCGCTGATCAATTTGTAAAAGACCCGGGCTATGATTTTAGACTTCAGCAAGGCACTAACACTTTGCAGAATTCATTAGCGGCTAGAGGCGGATTATTTTCAGGTGCAGCGGGTAAGGCTTTGACTCAATACGGGCAAGACTACGGTTCTAATGAATATCAGAATGCTTACAGCCGTTTCACCGGCGATCAGACTAACATGTATAACCGAGCGGCTAACATGGCTGGCATGGGTCAAACAGCTAACGCTAACGCGGCTGATTACAACATGCAAGGCGCTAATGCTAGGGCGGCGGGTTATCAAGGCATGGCTTCCGGTTTCGGTAATGCTCTAGGCGGCGGTATTAGCGGAGCTTCTAGTTACTGGGGAAACCAAGCTAGCGGAAATCCAATAAATGTAAGCGCAAAAAATACTACAGGTCTTTTTCCGGTTCAGTGATAGGTTAAAATTATGCCATTAGATACACGCATTCCAATGTCATTCGAGAACAATGTTCTGTCATCTATGCAGAGTGTTGATAATGCTCGCGTGAATCAGAGAAAAAACGCCTTAGCAATGGAGTCGATGAGTCCTGCAAACCTTGCCGCGCAAAAGCAAAAGCAATCCCAAGCGGATAATATTGCAGCACAAAAGCAGGTTATAGAGTTTGTTAAATCTAACGCCGGACTTCTAACACCTGAAAACAAAACACAAGCGGCACAGCACTTATACGATACTTTTGGAGAAGCGGCTAAACCTTTTGCAGACGATATTGCTAATGCTGACGAGGCAAGGATTAAACACATTCAGGATTGGGCTAACCCTCCTAAACAATTTGGAAACACTGGACAGACAGACCCTAACTTAACAGCGGCTAAGATTCGATTGTTAGATGCTCAAGCGAAAGCGGCGGGCGCTAGAGCTGCGGGTAATCAACCAACTGTTGACGCTAGCGGCGCTGTGATTCCACCTAAGCCGTCTAAGCCGCCTACACAAGATCAATCTAACGCGGCAACATACGGAGCGCGGGCAGATGTTGCTGATAAAATACTTGAAACAATCGGCGACAAATACAGCCCTATTGGTGTATCTGCGCAAAATACAATGGGAAGCATGGCGAATTGGGCATTAAGTCCAGAAACGCAACAAGCAGCACAAGCGCAGCGGGATTTTATAACAGCGGTACTTCGTAAGGAATCAGGCGCAACCATTGGCGATAGTGAATTTGCAAATGCTAGACAGCAATACTTTCCACAAGCTGGGGACACGCCCGCAGTAATTGCGCAGAAAAAACAAAACAGAGCTATTGCAATTCAGGGATTGCAGAATGCAGCCGGTAGCGCAGCATTTGCTCCTAATGTTGACCAAAACGTAATGGGTTCACAGCAATCACGTCCCATGTCGCCACAAGACGCGCAGGCTATGCAATGGGCGCAAATGAACCCTAACGACCCTAGAGCGCAGGCTATATTTCAAAGATTGCAAGGTGCTAGATAATGGCAGAATTCGATCCAGACGCATATCTTGCACAAGGTAGCACCCCACAGGAATCAGCCTTTGACCCTGATGCTTATTTAGCACAATCACAGCCTGCAACCCCGCCTGAATCTCGCAAGAGTCGATTTGCTCGCGTTGCTTTTCAATCAGCCATGAAAGGCGCGGCTTCCTTGCCAGATTTAGCTCTTAACATTCCTAACGCTGTTGTTAATTTACCAAAGGCGGCTGTAGGTTCTTTAGCTAATTTAGCAGGCAGACCAGACCTAGCGCCGGATGTAAATTTACAGCCTAATTATGCCCGTGAAGCGTTATTTAAAACAGGCGTGGCTACGCAAGAATACGAACCACAAACCCCCGCAGAAAGAACGCTAGGAGCTGCTGTAGAGGGTGGAACGTCTGCCTTATTATCTGGCAAACCAAGTCTTGCAATGTTTGGTCTAGGTGCTACCGCTTCCGGCGTGGGTCAGGGCGTTACAGAGGCAACGGACAATGCTTTACTTGGCACGGCTGCAAACGTCTTAACAACCGCGTTAGCTCCGTCTGCTTCTAAACTTGGAAAATCAATGGTAGCTAAAAAACAAACGGCACTTAATGAAGCAAAAACATTAAACGCTAGCCGTGATGCAATCATGAAAAACGCTCTTGACAATGGTTTAAAGGTTGCTCCGTCAGAAGCACAAGGCAGGGGATTATCTGCTACGGCATTAAACGCAACAGCAGGCAAGATTGCTACAGAAGGCGCTATTTCTGTAGAGAATGCAAAAGGCATACATAACATGGTAGCTAGGGATATTGGCATGCCAGAAAACACACCGCTAACGCCTGAAGTTTTGAGCGATGCAAGACGGGCGGCACACGAAGCCGGATATGTACCTTTGAGAGAGCTTGGCACTATCGTACCAGATGAGAAGTATTTTAAGGCGCTTGATGACCTTGCATCGGCTGAAAAGAACGCAGCAAAATCATTCCCTAAAGCGGCAACTACCGACGCTAGAAAATTAGCTAGTGATTTAAGTGTTGCAGAATTTGACTCCTCAGCGGCTGTTGACCAAATAGCAGAATTAAGGGCGGCGGCTGATAAAGCGTTTATGTCTGGTGATAAAAAACTGGGAGGCGTTAATAAAAAAGCGGCGCAGGCTCTTGAGGACACGCTTGATTCCCACCTTGAAAAAACAGGACAAGGGCAGCTTCTAGACCAATACAGAAAATCAAGACAGTTAATTGCAAAAACATACACTGTAGAAAACTCGATTAACAAGGCTACTGGAATAGTTGACCCTCAAGCATTGGCTAGAGCGATACAGTCAAAATCAGGCGGTGCTATTTCAGGATTAACAAGAGACGCCGGAGAGTTTGCAAAAGCCTTCCCAAAATCAACTATAAAACTTGAAAGCGCAGTAGGGCGGAATATCAGCAAACTAGATGCAACTCTTGGCGGATTAAGCGGCGGCGCTGCTTTGTTACATGGCGGCTTATCGCTTGCAAACGCTCCTCTCGCAATTGCCGCTACCGTTGCCCCTACCCTTATTTCAGCCGGTGCGCGTAAGGCGGTATTGTCTAACAGGTATCAAAAAGGACAATTGCCACAATACACAGCAAACAAAAATGCTTTGTCTCGCATTCCAGAATACACAAAATCAGAATTAGCAAGAGCTGCTTTAATGTCAGACAAGGCTATGCGGAATAATGAAAAATGAAACCCATAGCGATACTAGGTCTTGGAATCAATTCAGGCTTTCCTACTGTGACTGCACAGGAGCGGATTAACTGTTATTTAGAACCACAGAAAGACGCTGAAAAGACTCGAATTGTTGCTTATGGTACGGCTGGGAAGACTACGTTTTTAGACTTAGGCGACACGCCTATTCGCGGTGGTTATTCATTTGGCGACCTACTGTACATCGTGCATAAAAACACCTTCTACAAAGTTAATAATGCAGGGGTTGCAACTGCCATAGGAACTCTCACAACGAGTCAGGGCGCTGTTTTTATGGCTTGTAGTGGCTTCGAGATTGTGGTTGTAGACGGCACAGTGAATAGCATGGTTTACAATCTAGGAACACTAGCTTTTGCTGCTTCAAATTCTCCGGCATTGTCTACAGTTTGTTTCATGGATGGCTTTGCAGTCGGTAACGAAGTTGGAACGGGGAAATTCTATTCTTCTGATTTATACGATTTCATGACATGGAACGCCCTACAATTTCAGAGTGCCGAGTCTAATCCTGATAACCTTGTGGCGATGTTTGCAGACCACGGCGGGGTAATAGCATTAGGCGACTTCTCGACAGAGATATTCGGTCTTAGCTCCGGTGGTGAATTGTTATGGTCTAGGGTCGGTTATCCTATCGAGTGGGGCTGTATCGCTAAAGCTTCAGTAGCTAAGATGGGTGACGCTATCGCCTTTCTCGCTAGAAACAGAATGGGAGAGGCTCAAGTGGTTTTAATGAGCGGTTACAACCCGCAAAGAATCTCAACTCACGACCTAGAGAGAATCATTAACAATTCATCATCTTTAGAATCTGCTACGGCATTTTCTTATATGTTGAATGGTCACCAATTCTATCAACTTAACTGTGCAGGTCAGTCTTGGTTATACGACCTTGCCAGTGGTGCGTGGTCACAATTAAAAAGCTACGGAATCGAAAGGGATAAAGGTAATTTAGGCTTTAACCTAATCAACCGAGTTTTAGTGGCTGATTACGAAGTAGGGAAACTCTATCAAATGTCGGATGATGTTTATTCAGATGACGGCGACCCTTTAGTAATGACAATCACTGGTAAGCATGTTTTTAGCCAAGGTGAGCGGTTTTCTATTAGTGAGCTATTCGTTGACCTTGAGACCGGCGTAGGCGCTACAACAGGGCAAGGCGTAGACCCTCAAATCATGCTGCAAGTTTCTCGGGATGATAGAACGTGGTCAACCGAGGTCTGGAAGTCTTTCGGGGCTATTGGTCAGTATAAGACCACGGCTAGATGGAATAGGTTAGGTCTGGCTTACTCTTTCACCTTCCGTTTAATGATTAGCGACCCTGTAAAACGGTGCATAATTGGGGCGTGGGTAGCATAATGTTTAACGAACCGCCATTACGTGATATACCTAAAGGTGTTATAATTCCCGCAGGTTGGATTAAGTGGTTGACAAGCTTATATAACTATGTGTCATGTATAGGCGACCACGGTACAACGGCACAAAGACCAACGAAAAACTTGTTTATTGGGCGTCCTTATTTCGATGATGATTTAGGCTACCCGATTTGGATTAAAACTGTTGACCCTATTGATTGGGTTGACGCAACTGGAATAAGCGTATGACAGCGGTTAAATTATCCCCATTTGGAAATACAAACCTTATCTACCCTACTACGGGGATTGCTACGCAGGTATGCCAGTTATTTTTTTACGAAGCGAATACTTCGACTAAACTTAATACCTATACAACCAGTGCCGGAAGTGTAGCGAATGCAAACCCTATTGTTACGGATGCTTATGGTGCATGCCCTAATCAAGTTTGGCTTATTGAAGGTCAGCAATATAAAGTTGTAATTGCTGCAAGTGATGACACAGACCCCCCTACAAGCGGAATAGTCTTAGGTGATTACATTTCAGGCATTAACGATAACGGTATTGTTTCAGGAATAGATCAATGGATTTCATCAGGTCTTACCCCGACTTACGTCAGTGGAACTTCGTTTACCTTTTCTACTGACCAAACAACTATTTTTCATGTAGGGCGCAGGATTAAAACTACTAATACCGGCGGCACTATTTATTCAACAATCACGGCTTCTAGTTATGCAGCGCATAATACTACCATCACAGTAGTAAATGATTCTGGCACTTTAGACAGCGGGCTAAGTGTTGTTAATTACGCCGTGTTATCTTCTGTCAATCCCTCTATCCCTAAAATAGCTCTACCAGACGGAAGCACAGCAACTACACAGACAGCGGGGGACTCAACCACTAAACTAGCCACTACCGCTTTTGTCACGGGTGCAGGTACTACAAACAAACATAATTCAGTTCAAGATTTCAGACTTACTTTAACTACCGCCGTGCCTGTTACTACAAATGACGTTACCGGCGCGACTACCGTTTATTGCACGCCTTACACTGGTAATAAAATAGGTCTCTACAACGGCGCTACATGGGATATTGTGACAAGTGCTGAATTTTCTGTGGCACTAGGTACTATAACAAGCGATCAAGGCTATGATGTGTTTTGTTACAATAACGCAGGCGTGGCTACCTTAGAACTATTAGCATGGACTTCTAACACAGCACGGGCTACGGCTTTAATCATGCAAGATGGCATTCTGTGTAAGTCAGGACAATTAACCCGCAGATATTTAGGCTCATTCCTTACAACATCCACAACTCAAACTGAAGATTCAGAAGCTAAACGCTATTTGTTTAACTACTATCATCGCGCCCCTAAATCAATGAAAGTTATTGATGCTACCGCTTCATGGGCGGGTTCTGCAACATGGCAGGAATCAAGAGCTGTAACTACAAACAGGCTTCAAATGTTTATTGGTGTAGTTGACCAGAGAATAAAATGTTTTGTAAATTGTGCTTATAGTAATTCAGGCACAGCTAGAACAGAGGCTACCATAGGCTTTGGGTTGAATGTAACTAACGCAGCCACGGGTATGACATCTTCATGCCTTAACCCTGCATCTAATACAGATAAGGCTAGCGGAGCTGTAGCAGAAAACATCCTGCCGATACTTGGAAAGAACTTTATATCAAGAGTTGAGATTACTAGCGTTGCTGCAAACTCTTTATTTTACGGCACTAGCGGTAATACAGTAACAGGAATAAACGGGGTCATAGACTGCTAATGGCTGAATTAGACCACCTAGAATTGGGAAAGACTTTGGGCAGAGTAGAGCAAAAGGTAGACTCTTTGATAATTAGCTTTTCTGATTATCAGACTAAGGTTGACAAGGATATAAAGGCTCATGACGCGCATATTGAGGTTTTACTAGCAGATAAACATGAAAGCAGGGGTAAGGCTATTGCTTATGGTTCTCTTTCAGGTTTCGGCGTTTACGTTGCTGGCAAGGCTATTGAGCATTTCCCCGCTATTGTTAAGAGTATTATAGGATGAGCTTTTTTTCTAAATTATTTTTAGGTGGTAAGACAGCTGAAACGGTAGCCACAACCCTCAAGGATTCTGCTAGTGCAAGCTTTACAATCCTAGACGAAGCATTTAACACCGAGCAAGAAAAGTCAGAAGCAAAGGCTAAAGCAGTAGACGCCTATATCGAAATTTATAAAACCACAATGTCAGAAAGCACAGGCACAGCCGAGGCGCGTAGATGGTTTCTTCAGACGATAACAAACTTCATCATGACAATGGCTATATGTTCACTGTTAGCAATGGTATTCAATCGCCCCGACATCAAGGATGCAATAATACTTACGGTAAAAGAGTTTCAACTTGGCTGGGCTTTTGTCGCCGCTGTCGGATTTTACTTTATGACGCACGTTGCTCAAGCTATAATGGGCAAGCCGAAAAAATGAGCGTAGACAATGAAAGCAAAGTTATTTTCTTCACTCTATGGATTGCTTTTTTTGGGATGGCTGCTGCTATTGGTTTTGGCTTTTTGCATTAGGTTTGCTTGGTATATTTTAGATGATTACGCTAGAGCAATACTTCGGAGAATTAAAACACGATGATACGCATAGGGCTAATGCCACTCTGCTATTAAACCGAGTTAATGTTTTATTATCAGACGCCGTTAAGTATGGTGTGATTCTAAAGATTAATAAAAACACAGACAGCTATATTAGCGGTGAGAATTGGGGCGGCTTTCGTACGGTTGATTGCACGATAGGCGCACCGCTATCCGCGCACAAATTAGGTATGGCTGTAGACGTATTCGACCCTAACAATTCATTAGACGGATGGCTTGATGATATTAAGCTGCTTAAATTTGATTTATACAGAGAGCATCCAGACGCTACGAAGGGATGGTGTCATCTATCAACGAAGCCGCCAAAGTCAGGCAAGCGCACTTTTCTACCGTAACTTATAAGGCAACTTTTTACACGTATACAGCTCGCTATTTAACATGAGCGGATACTTGCTATTACACTGTCGCATAATCTCTGACAGCGTATTCATCTGCACTCTAGCCGCGTGGTCATTCATATAATCATCAAACGACTTAATCGCGTAATATGTTGCCATAGCTCCTAACAATAGACCGATGATGACAAATTCAGGCGGGGTTATTTTTGGCATGTGTACCTCGTTTAGTGTTCAGATTGAAGACAGCTAGTAAGTTTCACACTATTTTTATCTTTGAATTCTGCGCTTGAAATAACAAATCCCATAGCAAAGTATAGTGCATCGTTTCCAGACAATACCTTGCTTTGACCGTCTACCTCAATCGTGATAGATGGGTTTGATATTTTTCCGTCAAGAATTGCAACCATGTCTCGTATCATACTCACCTCGTTAGTTATGCATACTTTGTGCGTTTAACTGCGTGTTAAATGTCACTCGGTTTATCCGGCCAATTAAACGGCATCCAATGTGAAACATCTCCGTCATCACAAAAATAATCATCTCCATCTTCTGTATCCCAGTTTTCGTAATACTCGTTCCAGCATAGCAACCGCACATCGCCTTTGTAACACACAAAATAACTGCCACGCTCGTTGGGCGTTTTATCTGCTGATTTTATCCAATCGCTCATAATATATACCTCGTAAATTTAACAACTACCTCATCAACAAAAACAAATAAACAGCCATACTCGGTATTCCAAAAGCAGCCCAAAACCAAGGAGCGTGCTTGTTGTAGAAGCATAGGTATTTCATTCGTCACCATCATAGCACCCACATGGCGCGTCACGGTTTAAGTCAGTAAATCCAAACATATCATCTGTTGCTATTAAGTCTTTCCATCGCCATGTTCTACCTAGTCCTTTAACGTGCGTATTATCTGCTACGCTTTCCAAGTCTATCGCTTTTTGCATTAAATCAGGATGCTCAATTGCCAGCTTTTTAATCTCATGCGGTCGCATATTTGGGCATATAAAACATGATGATTTTCCCGCTAGCGGCAGCTCTGCATCAATCAAAGACTGTACACATTCATCCCTGCCCATTTCCCATTCTATCAATGGATACCAATTTTTTGCATTCTCTAATGTTTGCTTTTTGCTGCCAGCTTCAGCCCTTGCTATTTCATCAAAATCATACCCAACGATATTACAAAAGCTCACGCCATGCCCAAAGTGCTGGGCGCAGCTCAATTCTACCGGCTCAATCTTAAATTGCTTTGAGCATGTTTTCTGGTTATATGCTGCGGCGGGTAGTTTTTTAACCCGCATAGACATTTCATAAATCCCCCCCCCGCTTACTTTTTTGGTGTGATCGCACAATTCTTATGGCAGGGTATCCGTGATTAACAGCGTACTCGCTCATAATCTTTATATGTGCGTATGTGTGCGGCATCTCCGCTCCGGTGTCTGCAAAGATAATTAGTGCTGGCGGCTCATAGCCTCGCTTAATCAGCTCAACAAGTATCGCGCTAGAGTTAGTGCCGCCTCCGTAGGTTAAAACCGCCGGTAAATCGTTTGGATATTTCATCATCTTATTCATGCCCAAAGCCCTAAAGCCTGCATTTTCGCATACATATTCACTGCCATATCGAGATGACCTGCTTCGCTACGGTGATCCCCGTCATCCATGTTAGCCGGATTATTGCAGTCTGAAATAGTTGTACCGTCAATCAGTTTAATATCTGACACGTACTTACCTGCTAAGAATCCTGCGTGTAATTGCGCTACCATTGTAACTAATCCAGCCCGCAAGTCTACCACGTTAGGTCTTGATACTAATTCGCCTACCGTACTTACTGGCGTTACGATTACAACAGTCTTAGGTATGCCAGCGTCTTTCATTACATACTCGCAGAAGTATTTGAACTCGCTGATTATCTTAGGAATGCTTGAAGTCTGCAAATCGTTTATACCTTGCATGACGGTCACTGTATCGCCCCATACGTTATTGACTGTGATGGCTTTGTCTCTCAATCCGGCAGAACCCGCAGCCTTTGGAAAATTGGGTCTACGGCAAACCCTCGAACCGCTCACAGACAAATCATACAGCCTTACGCCCGACAGTTTAGAAAGCTGATAGCCGAAAAGTTTATCATAACTCGATATAGCATTAGTGCCGCCTGTTATTGAGTCGCCTATTAGGACTGCGTGTTTAAACATCACTCACCCGCCTTTAGGAATTCGTCTATGTAAGGGTTGTTAAATTTATCAATGCCATTGGCGACCGATTTTGTCCACTCGCTCATACCATTATAAACCTCCTCCCGCATTACTACTACGGGCTGGCAGGTACAGGCATCACCATCTGTAGGCTGGCTAATCCACGCCTCATCTTTAGTATCACAAGCATCGCTAATCATATTCCCATCCTTATCAAACACCGCCCACATTTTCATTTTGATGCCTCGCTATCAGATTTAACGTACGCCTTGTTTGCAACAATAATTAAAGCCGTACATAATGCAGCCCACGTAGGCGCTTCAAATGCATAGTCGCATAGAAGCGTAATAATCAGCATATAAAAAACACGTACTGCTATATCAATAAAAAACTCTTTCATACCCCACCCTCATCATTGCGCGATTGTGCGCGGTTAGTGTTAATCGAACAATTCAAGCCAGTATTCTGGCAGTAAGCCTTTCCAGCAATGCCCAGTATTTGACTCAACATACCACTGCGAATCGCTATAGCTTCGCTTCTCTTTCCTGAAATACATGGCGTATGGCTTTCCGGTTTCACCTTTGACTAAGTACCAACCGTCAGCGGGTGGATATGTAGTCATTCTTACCCATGCCGAATTTTGTTGCATAACATCACTCCTTATTAGCGCCTTGCAACGCCTCTATATTAACCCGCTGGACTTCGATGCGGGAGTTTGCTGTAGCTAAATCTTTACGTAAGCTGTCAACCTCTTTCCACAGCTCTACATTCTGACCTTGCATGGCGTTTAGCTGCTTTGCTTTCTGTGCTATCAGCTCGTTTGCATCATCGCGCTCTTTGGTGAGGCGTTCAATAGTTTCTGCATAGTGCTCATGCCATTCTGCTAATGTAGGTGATTCGCTCATGCTATTCTCCTAATGCTCAATAAAAAAATCTTCAAGCGTATCAATTTTACGCTTCAACTCTACAATCTCCGCGTCTTTTGCGTCGATGATCTGAGCCGCCGTAGAATCTGATACTTGCGGGTCGCACTCAATCGCAATATACCAGTTCAAGATGTTGTCTAATTTCTCTTTCGGTGACTCGCCTATGCTGCAATGCGTAACCATCATGTGATCTATAACAGCCTCTTTCCACGGCTGCAATTCGTCGATGAGGGATTGCTGGTGTTTGTATACGCCATAAGATACTTCACCAAGCTGCTCAGATATTAATTCTCTTGTTACCTTCCTGCCTGCGTATTTTGGCACAATCTCATCAGCCACTAAACCGAAACACTTTAGAAACTCAATTCTCACTTTATCGCTCATTGGCTTGCCTCGCTAATCGTCTTAATCTTTCGCAGTAACTCAACTCTTTCCAAGTCCCATCCCTTTTGCTTGTCTGCCATTACTCGGTTCTGAATACTATCGCATCTATCGGCATGGTAAAGCTGCACCTCAATCATGCCATCAAGCAATTCAATTTCACGCTCTGATAGTTTCATCTTTAACCTCCACCGTGTAAAGCCTTATTGGTATGGAATGCCCGTCGAACATATTGCCATTAACACACTTTACAGGACTAAGACATCGGTTCTGCTCTAGCCAGTATTTTAAACACATTCTGCAATCAATCGGCATTTTATCCTCGGTCATGTCACGCTCCTGTAATCTGCGCTGTTGATCTTTTCTTCTTGCCAATAGACGCTTCAAGATAAAACGTACCATCTTTATAAACGCTGGCAGTAAGATTGCATTTTTTAGTTGCGTTCATTCCGCACCGCACCATTTTAGCCACATCTATAACATTCTCCGGCGTTATAACAATATAAAAGCTTTCGTCACACTCTGTAATATCTATTTTCATCTCACTCTCCAGCGCCTGTGCGCGTTTGGTTGTTAATAGTGTCGCCTGCTGATAGGAATTTATCTTGTAATCTTTGCGCTATAGGGAATCCTCTTGCAATGCAATAAGATATCGAATCGTAAAGCTCTCTAGGCACACTCACCGCGCTGGCTTTGGCGGATTTAGATTCTGCACCCAATCCATAAGCCACACAAAATGCGTTTATCACATCTGTGTAATGCTCATCGGTATACGCGATGCTGTAGGCTTTGCAGTAATTCATAGCAAGCCTTTGAATCTCAAACCCGTCTCTAACATTATCCCCTGTCGTGTTGCTCATACATTACCCCTCAAATCTTTCTTAAGCAGCTCAATAACATCTTCAAAATCATTGTTATCCAGAAAGCATATATCCATGTACTTAGTGCCGCTGTCTGTCTTGATGATAGCGTCGATTGCTTCGATGGTAAAATCCTCTGGACTGCCTTCGCAGTCAATGCTGGCTTCCTCTGCCGGCTCATAGAAGTACCTAATCACCACTTCCTGCTCACCAAAAATGCCGAGGTCTAGCTTCATTGTGTGGAGGCTCATGGTTTAGCCTCTGCTGCGTTGATTTTGTCGCATTCATCTTGTAAACAATCTTGACACATTGGTTTGCCCCATGAACACTCAGCCTTGTTATTAGCTGACTTTTTATCAGAGTAAACCGTTCTCATGCCAAGTATCGGCTTTTTGTGTATTTGGCACTTGTAGGGCTCTTGCCGCGTGTATGCGTTCATGCTGACACCTTCTGCGCGGCTAGGGCTTGTTCTAATCCGCATGTACACTGATTAGACAGAGGGTCAATCATATCTGGGTCGGATGGGTAAAATGTGCATGAAGGTCTATGGTCACCGTATTTATTAAGCACCTCCACCAGCTCGGCGTTTTGGCGTTCTAGTTGCTCCATGTACTCATGGTCAGCTATAACTTGTAGTGCGGCTGCTTTTGAGAAATTATTAACTTTCTCTAGTAGCTCGGTTGATATACCAGCACACGCATTAACGCAGGCTACTATGCGGCGGGCGTTGGCTTCAAGCTCTCCTTGTTCACACACCATGCAAGATGCAATCTCTTGCAGCATCCCATTTCCTATGCGAGCTTCTATGTATTTAATTCGCTCTCCGCCCGTAACAATCCAAGGCTCTTTAGTATGGCTCATTCAATCTCTCCAGCTTGTTTAAGAGTCTAAGTATTCGGCTGTAAAAGCCGATTGAATTAGCTTAGACATATCCATGATGTTGTAGCCTTCTTCGTGAGTGCCGCGCCTTGGGTATGCAATAATCTGCATAACACGCCGGATGCGTTTATTCTCCGCGTACAACTCAAGAATATCTGCCTTAGCATCTTCAAAAGCAAACGCCTTAGCTGCATCGCTTTGATCGTGCGCCATAGCAGACGGATCACAGTTTTTCCACGTATCAATAGTTCTTTTCATACATTCTCCAACTTGTTAATCATGTGGTTGATAAGGGATAGGCTCATCGTTTAGTGCAAAAAACTTCGCGTACAGTACTTGCTTGACACCCGCACATATAGCCATCACAGCAATATGGTCTATCTAAGTCGCGCTCCCATACGTTTTCTTTCCATTCACCGTATGAGCCTCGTAAAAACCAATACAGTGTAATCAGCTTGGTAATAATATCTTTACCGCTCGCCGCCATCACCCTTAGCTGCTTAAGCGCTTGGAGTAAGGTCATAGGTCAACTCTCTGTGCAGGCGCAAACCAGTCGAAAGCAAATGCGGATAACGCCATATACATTTTATTTGCCTTGGTATTCTTTCTGATAGAGTCCATCATGTAGCACCACTGCATTTCACCAAGACCATACAGGCGATTGTGCCTGTCATTGCTCTCTGTAACACAGTCATGTAACTGTGCAAAGAACTCCGCCTGCCCATCACTATCAAGATTCCAAAACGACTCAGCTAAAATCTTGGGCGTAATCTCAATCACTTGCTTAACTTCGATAGTTGATATTTGCTCAATCTTGCTCATACCACCACCCCATGCGCCTCAAAAGCCTCTCTAAACGTAGTAGCACCATGCTTAACACTACCAATACTCACGTAACACACGCCGCCTGTTTTCCACATTTTGATCATTAGTATTGCTCCGCTTCGTATCTGGTAATAAAAAAGTGAATCCCGTTTGTGCATTCCTGCGTGATAGTGCCATCGAATTTATCTGGATAAACTAAATCACCAGCCTTGTATTCATATTTAAATGTTTCGTCATGGTCTGACCACCCGCTTACATCCTCAGGCATTTGTACAAATTCAGCGCGGCATTTACGTCCAGCAGTACCGCCGACACGTTTGGCGTTTTCAGGTATTAAAACCTTGATTACTTTTTTGCCTTCTTTTGTGCATATTTTCTTAAAGCCAACGAAGGAGCCTTCTTCTGGCACAATCATTGTTCTAGCCACTGATTCGCTATTTTCAGCGCCGTACAGATCAGCGCCGGACAGATTAGCGCCGGACAGATCAGCGCCGGACAGATTAGCGCGGGACAGATTAGCGCCGTACAGATTAGCGCCGTACAGATCAGCGCGGGACTTAATCGCCGCTTCCAGCGTCAATTTGATACTGTTATTCTCGCACTCAAAAGCGAATAAAACATTAGCCGAATATCTACATTTAATCTCAATTTTCATATCTCTCTCCTGCCTGTAGGGGGGGGGTTATTGTGTTATTACCAAGCTAAATCTTTTTTGCTTTCGTCAATATCAATAACGACAGGTCCATTGCGCATATCGCCAGTCATTTTTCCATGCAGCTCTGCTTTATCTTGCGCAGAAAGGTTTCGCCATTTTGATATTGATACTTCGCCAAACAATAGGCCGATAGGATCAGGGCCCTGCATTGATCCCCATGAAACTCGATGATCGCGGCACCACTGCTCTGCTTTTCTGAAAGCTTCAAAAGCCGTTGTGCCTGTAAATTCGATTCTCATCTTACCCATCCTTCCCCGCAGGGAGTGTTAGTTAAAGGTTGACGTCCTTGTCGGTGAAGTCTTAAGCTGCTAATTTTGCCGCTTTAATTTGGTATGGAATTTGCGCCCTTACTGATTTGCGCTTGCCGTATTTTTTGGTTACTGAGCCGAAACAATCAGCCGACCAAATCCAGTTATGAAAATATGTAACTTTATCGTCGAAGCCTTCGTGTTTTGTACGCTCGCACACAAACGTAAAAGGAACGCCATCTATTACTTTTTTAATCTGTCTAGTGTTAATCATTCTCTTCACCTTTATCCTTATCGCCTAAGCAGGTGCTGTCGGTCGATGTGGTTACTTTACTCTTTCCATCCTTGGAATGAATAAGGGATTTCCACACTGTATAAACAATCAGGCTTTAGGCTTTTTAATCTTGGCTGTCATGGCTTTGGGCTTATCCGTTGCAATATGGCTGTTAGGCTTGCATTCTGAAACGCATTTATGAAAGTTGACATCATCCGGCATCTTATCGTCAACCGCCGCCCTAGCCTCTGCTAGCTGCTTTTCGATAAAATCACGCTTAGGCTTTGACAAATGGATGCATCCATCATCAAGCCACTTCCGCTCCTCCCACTTGCACCAGACTAGAATACATAAGCCGATAAGAATAAGTGTTAATAAGATTGTTAGTGCCATGTTTCCTCCTAAAATGGAATCGAATCTGTTGAATCATCCCACGCGGTATCTAATGGGGCTGGCTTTTCAATCACGGCCTTAACCTTAGCTACCCCTTGGGCGTGTACAGCGTCTTTGGATTGAAAGCTGATAGACGTAAACTCCTTGCCATTACTGGAGGTTTTAGACCACGCGCTAATCCAATACTCTTTGCCGTCAATCTTAGCCGAGCCTTTGAAATTAGGGTGGGTGTCTTTTTCCCGCTTATCGTTAATGAATAAACTGCCAGTGTTATCTTTGATTTCGTATGCCATATTAACCTCGTTGTTTAATAAAATTTAAAGCCAGTTGATACTCTTCTTCAAGTTCAGAATTAAACTTGATAACCTCTTGCGCTATTTCCCCACAATGTTCGTAATCCATTGGAATCCTAACGCAGGAAAATTGAAGCTCGGTGGGCATTCTATCGTCAAAAGATACAAAGTCACACCAAGCCCTATTTGTACACATCATTTGAACCTGCATCTGAATAATGTACTTCCCATCCGGCTTTTGAGTCTTGATAAAATCCCAATGGTTAGCTGTGTTAGGGCATTTAATCTCAATCAATCCAGAGTCACCCACAAGCCCGTCAGGACTAGCTGCGAAGTTAGGAATACTAGGATGGCTTATCAACCCGCACTCTGTCACAGGCTCTTTTACAAGCTCATAGAATGCCCTTGCTTTAGGCTCTAATTCCGTCCCCCTTTGCATAGCGGGGCTAGACCATGACTCCTCAACCTTTCCCGTTAGTTTATGGCATAGTAGTTCCATCATGTAATTCTGACGGCTGGTTGAATACCCGCTTTTTGTCTTTGCGAGAATATCCACTACCCGTGAAGCTGTGACCTTGCCCATTCTGGCTTTTAACCATTCAGGGTTTGTAGTTCCATCGGGTAGCTTTTGTGGAATGTTATTTAGCATCGCGCTTTTTCTCTAAAAGAGTTTTGGCTTGTGAGAATTTACCGGCGGGTAATTCAGCTAAAGACTTAACGCCGAAAGCCGTACAGAATTTAACCGTTTCTGTTTTAGTTTCAAGGATTAATTCTGCCAGAATGTCAAACTGCTCTTGGTTAATAAAATCAGTCGGGGCTGGTGCTTTCTCTCTGTTATCCATTGAATCCGCGTCTTTGGTATCGTCAATAGCAAACAATCCGTTTAGAGCGTATTTTCTAGCATAGGATGATGCCGCTCCCGTAATCTGTGACCCGTCCATGCCTTTTTTTGTCTCCTCTTCACGGGCAAAAGCTGAAGTGTTATATATCTCTTTGCCGTCGGTTAGGGTAGCAGTAGCCTTTACATAATAACGCTCACCAATCAAAACTAGGTCATCATTTAAAACAACAGTAAAGCCTTCTGGCAATACCAGCTTCACAGCTTCCAAAATATCGGAACAGTTGCGATAGTTATACTTTCCAAACTCGTTACGGTTCTCTTTGCCTACTTTTAGTTTTTTCTGAATATCGCTTAATACACTCATTTTTTCACCTCTACCATTGGCTTTAATTCATACGCTATTCCATTAAATACCGTAGTTACTTTTCCGTTCATTGCGTTATTTACCTTGACACAATCCTGCTTATTTTTAATACACCACATAAAGCCGATTGTAAGACCCATTAAAAAGGTTAGAGCCATCATAGAGTTTTTCATAATTCACCTATTTAACTAAACTTGCTGCGTATTCGACAAGGAAAAGCTTTGGGGCTATCCAGATTTTAAGCCATGTCAAATTGATTAATCCTATAGCGCAAATAAAAAGCACTATTACTGCGATGCCTCCAAAAATTGCCGTTAGTGGGTGCAGCTCTCCTTTATCCCACCATACTAAATTTCCGGATGAAAATGACTCTGGCTGTGGGTAGCTTTTTACAAATCTCCAAAATAAATAAATTGCCAGAAAGCAAAGAAGCCCAACTAAGCAGCTAATAATACTATCAACCGCCCTCCACAATAATAACTGCTGAATAACATCCGGCGCTTGTGCTACTGCAAAATCCACAGCTTGCCCTACGCCGTCTTTTGTGCTGTTAATCGCGTCAATTAAAACTTTATTTAACTCGTCATTTGTACTCATTAATCCACCCTCACTTGTTTATCTGATTGATACCCTTGATACATAAAACTAAAAATCTTCTTTTCCCGATTGTTAAAATAAACACATTCAACATATCCCTCAGGGTCAATAGATGTAATTATTGCAAGTTCCCAAAAGCCGTTATTAGGGTCTGGCATTATCTGAATTGTCTGGTTAGGTTTTAACATTTCATGCCCCGCATTAATAAAGTCGAATTGTCCGCTATTTTCGTACAGTTCTGTATAAGGGAAAACCGAGGCAAGGATTATGGGTTGTTATGCGGTATAATCGGCTTTTAGGAGGGAAAAACATGAGCGATATTTTAACACAAGCGCCCGACAAACACTGTATTTCATGCGGCAATTTAATGGCTAGGCTGTGGCGATGCGACCCTCCACCGGCGGTTTTCAGGGGTTGGTTTTGCAGCAATTGTAACGAGCATGAACCGGCAATCGGTAGAGAAAAATTATTCACGGGCAACCTAAAGGATGATAAAAAATGACCGACCACATTGGCGCTAGAGTTTTATTGATTGATATTGAAAGCAGCCCGATTCTAGGCTACTCGTGGAAAAAATGGGATACAAGCATAATTCACATTGTCGATGATTGGCATTTAATGTCAGTAGCGTGGAAGTGGTTACACCAGAGAAAAACAAACGTATTAGCGACCGATACAGTGACAGAGAAAAAACTTACAAAGACTATATGGCAGCTATTCGATGATGCAGACATTGTAGTAGGACACAACGGCGACAGATTCGACATTAAAAAACTACAGGCAAAAATGAAAGAGTTTGACCTTAAACCACCCTCCCCTTTTAAATCAGTTGACACCTTAAAAATAGCCCGTAATCACTTTGCTTTCTCCTCAAATAAATTAGACGACTTAGGGCAAAAATTAAAACTTGGTCAAAAGACAGATACTGGTGGTTTCAAGTTATGGCTAGACTGTATGGCAGGCGACCAAAAAGCATGGGATAAAATGAAAGCCTACAATAAGCAGGATGTTGTTTTACTGGAAAAACTCTACCTAGAATTAAGAGCATGGACACCTAGACATCCAAACATTGCTACATACATGGAATGTGAGCGGGTTGCTTGTGCCGCTTGCGGTTCTGAAAACGTACAGGCTAGAGGCTATTACCATACGAATACAGGCTCATACAAGCGGTTTATGTGTAAAGACTGCGGTACATGGTCAAGGGGTAGAAAGTCAACACCTTTTGTTAAAGTTAGCGCGATTGTTTGCGACAGGAAATAACATGATCTGTGATAAAATGCAATGCGAATGTATACCACCGCCTGAACCTGTAGAGCCTAGAATCCAACACTTTGAGGCTTTCATTCTACTAGCAGGCGGTTATCTATTAGGCGCTTTGATGATGTGGCTAACAATGAGTGTTGTATGAAAAAATACACTGTTTTGACCATGCCGATATATAGGACAAAAATATATGTCATGGACATTGCAAACCCTTTAAGCGTTTTGTCTAAAGCAGGGTTAAAAACAGAGTTATTCGACCACGCCCCAACTGATAACACTATTGCCGATTGCCAGGTGATACATAAAAAATCCGGCGCTTGTGCTGTTTTAATGAGATTAAGCAAGGATTACGAAGAGACCACAGTCTGGCATGAGTCAATCCATTGTGCCGCTATGATTTTAGACGAGATATGCGGTATTGACTACACAGATAGTTATGCGGAAGTCTTAGCCTATTCAGTAGAGTGGATTGTAAAAATGATAAAGCAAGACTTTTACGGGATTAAAGTAAACTTCGATGACTAGCCTTATCGGGATAATAGGTCAATTCCTTCTCGGTATCTGTGGCGTATTTGAAGCCATTAAAACCCTTAAAACGCGCTCCTCTGACCATTCTCTTGTATTCCTGCTAACATGGGGCATAGGTGACGCTTTCGCGCTGTGGTACTGTTTTTTAGCCCTTAACGCTAACCCGATACTTTTAGCAAATTACTTTGTTAATCTATTATGCGTGGTTATTATTTTAAAATACCGCTTGCAATCAACCATATAAAAGAATAAAATCGGATAACTTAGTAAATAAGTATTGACAAGATGGAATACGCTATACAGGCTGTCCACTCTACATATTACGAAGCGCATCCGGTTACTTCAAAGCCTCTAACCGCATCGGCACAGTATTCTCAAGAGCAATGCAAAAAGCGAATCTTACATTCTGAACTTGCCAAAATAGGCGAGTCGGTACGTGGTGAGCATTTGATTCTAAGATAAATTGTATTAGACCTGAATTTAGACCTTTTTACGGTTTGGTGAGATATAGTCTTGAAAGTAATCCTGTTTCGTAGCCTCTATTGCCCCCAGCATTTTATAAGTATCGCCACAGCATCCGTAATAGGCAGAATTATTAATGCGCCTGTCATCTATCCAACACATTACAATCTCTCTTATTTCGCCTTTTTTAGCGCGTTCTAAAAGACTATCAAGACCGGCTATTAAATCAGGGTCTGGCTTGTTTAGGTCTATGGCTTCTATGCTCATTTTGTAACCTTAACATAAAATTGGGTGGCGTGTCCGGTCAGGTTTGCCAAAGTTTTAAGCCTTGTTTTGCCATTTTCAGGATGGCGGCATCATACAAATGCTTGCCTAACGGCCGGATTCTCACGCCATAACGCCGTTCATTTTATCACACAGTTCATTATTATTGAACAATGTCAATCTATAGTTTACATTTAAATCAACTTTTAAACCGTATTGTTTACACTTGTCATAAACTGTATACCTTTTGCGACAATCTTTACGACAATCTTTACGACATTCTGGCACGATTACGACACGATACTGGCACAATACTTGCTTAATTGCTGTTTCCTGTTTCGAAACTGGGTACGATAAGACCTAATTAGGGTATGCAAACCGCCCTTTCGAGCGGCTGCGTCCCAAAGCCATTAGGTCAAAGGGAGGTGTCATCAACAGCACCACAGCGTCCCGTGGGCTGGCTTTGCCGGACGTACCTGAACAAAGTCTAAATGTAATTCTACCATAAAAAAGCCCCCTTTCGGAGGCTCGGGTGAATCCTACGTCAACTTATGGTCGGTTCAGATTCAATGCATGAACCAGTTAGGTTCGTTGTCTTAGTTTCGACGCTGAAGACAATTGAATTATACACTATTGCTTTGATTGCCGGAAGTGTTGTAAGCCTGTTTTAGTTGGGGTATAATCTGCATCGGCGGCTATAGCACTAAAAATGCTGAATGTGTTTAACTCATTGGACACAGATGCCGCCGCCCAATCTTTTCGGGCAACAATGGGGGGCAGATACACTTCAATCAATGGGATTATTAATATGTCAGCACCAAATTATTACCGTTACGAAAATTTAAAGCGCGAATGGTTGAAAAATCATCCATCGGCAACCCCTAAACAAATACAAAAAGCCATGCGATCTATTGCGCGGAAGTGTGGTGTCTAATGTTTTACTATCAATTTAACATTGGCGATTACGCATCACACACTAAGCATCTTTCACCCATCGAAGATTTGGCATATAGGCGCATGCTGGACATTTATTACACTAGCGAAAAGCCCCTGCAAGGCGATGAAAATAGTATTGCCAGATTGGTCGGGTTACGTGAAAACATACAGGAAGTTACCAATGTGCTTGCAGACTTCTTTCAAAAAACAAAATTAGGCTATGTAAATAAGCGTTGTGATGCTGATATAGATACTTACCATAAGTACCTTGATAAACAAAAGGAAAATGGCAAGAAGGGAGGAAGACCAAAAACCCAGACTAAACCCACCGCTAACCCAAGCCTAACCCAGACTGAACCCAAAATAACCCTAACCAATAACCAAGAACCGTTAACCAATAACCAAGATAAAACACTTACGTCAACTAGCGTTGACAATATTGAGTATCACGAAATTATAAACCTGTATAACTCGATACTTCCTGAATTGCCACAGGTTAAAAACATCACGCCTAAACGCAGGTCAGCCATGCGTACTTGTGCTAATACAAAACCCCGTTACAAGGAGTTAGCATTCTGGGAGTATTATTTTAAAGAGGTCAGGAACGTGGATTTTTTAATGGGAAAGAAAACAGACTTTAAAGCCGATTTTGACTTTTTGGTAACTCACAGTAAATTTATAAAAATAATCGAAGGGGGTTACAAGTAATGGACTTACCAAATAGCTTAGAATCTGAACAAGGCGTTATCGGGGCTTTGATACTAGGGGCTGATTTTGATTCTATCGCTTCGATTCTATCGCCTGAAGATTTTTATCAAATACAGCACAAGGTTATTTTTGCAGCTTGTGGAATCCTTGTATCAAAGGGACACCCTATTGACTTATTAACCCTTAGCGAATCACTCGAGCAATCTAAAGATTTGTCAATGTGTGGCGGGATGGGTTACCTAGCAGACCTTGCTAAAAACACCCCTTCAGTGACGAACGCCCCAAAGTATGCCGAGATAGTCAAGGATAGGGCAAAGCAAAGAATGATTTTAGGAGTTGGGGCACAGATTCAATCCTTAGCCGTGGGTGAGCTTCAAACAGAGGAGAAGATTGCGCAGGCGCAAAATTTAGCCCTTGCCTTGAGTGGAGAAAACAAAGACAAAGACACAGAATCGGTTTGTGATGTTGTGCCTTCGATACTGGCTGACATTGAAGCGAGGGCGAATAATCAACAGGTAGACGGATTGCTTACAGGCTTTGCCTATCTTGATTTGATTCTGAAAGGTTTGAAGGGTGGGCATGTACACGTTATCGCCGGTAGACCTGCAAGCGGTAAAACAACCCTTGCAATTAACATTGCTGAAAATATCGCCATGCAAAAAAATCAAGTATTAATTTTTAGCCTTGAAATGCCGAAAAAGGAATTAGTAAAAAGAATGATAGCAAGCCTTGGTAGAATCGACATTGATTCAATGGATAACGGGCAGCTTGAGGGTAAATGGGATAACCTTTCAATTGGGGTAAAAAAACTTAAAGATATGCCGCTGTCTATCTGTGATAAGGGCGGAATGACAATCTCAAGGATAAGAACTATTGCCAGATTCCACAAAAAAAGAACCGACACAAAATTGATTGTTATTGATTACATCGGATTGATTAGAACACCTAACTCAAAAAACGCTAACAGGAATAACGAACTTGGTGAAGTAAGCAGGCAGTGTAAAGAGCTTGCTAAGGAGTTGGATTTGCCCGTGATTCTTTTAGCGCAATTAAACCGATCTATTGAAACAAGGTCAGACAAAACTCCCGCACTTTCAGACCTTAGAGACACGGGCGAAATAGAACAGGATGCTGATACAGTTACTTTTATTTACCGTCCCGCACTTGATGAGACTGGAGTAACAACTGTAACGGTAGCTAAAAACCGTCATGGGAAAACAGGTCAATTCTTTTTAACCCTTCAAGGCAAATACTCGCGTTTTGAAAACGGCGGGCAGCCTCAATCTAACGTATCAGTAGCAGACAGGTTCTCAAGATGAATTACGACTTAATGACACTTAACGAAATATCTAAAGCTACCGGAATTAGACCTAGCGCCTTGCAGTCTAGGATTTACCGTCGAGGCATGACAAAGACCGAGGCTGTGAACTGGAAAAATACAGGGAATAAAAAACTCGCTCAAGTTTTAGAAGATTGGCATAATTTCGACATAGAAATAGCTTGCAGATATTCAAGGGTTAGCCTTCGGTAATCAACTAAATAGTGACGCTTTATGATTGAGATACTAAACATTGACTGCATGGAATACATGAAAGGACTGCCTGATAAGGCTTTTGATTTGGCTATTGTTGACCCGCCATACGGCATATCTGTCAACATGAATGCCGGTAGAAAAAAGACAGCTGCAGCAAAAAAACGAGACAACAAAAAATGGGATTCAGTTTCTCCGTCTAGCGATTATTTTAATGAGCTGTTTAGGGTCTCAAAAAATCAAGTGATATGGGGGGGTAATTATTTTCAATTGCCTCTTACTGGCGCGTGGATTTTCTGGGATAAATGTGTGGCTGCAGAAGCTTCATTTTCAGACGGTGAGCTTGCTTGGAGGTCTTTTGGAAATACGCTAGTTAAGTGCGTTATTCCTTGGTCGGGCTTTATTGGTTCCGATGGGCTAAGAATCCACCCAACCCAAAAGCCCGTAAAGCTATACGAGTGGCTTTTAACTAACTACGCAAAGCAAGGCGATAAGATACTTGATACCCACCTAGGAAGCGGGTCTAGCGCCATTGCAGCGCATAACATGGGTTTTGAGTTTGTTGGCACGGAATTAGATGCTGATTATTTTAAAGCGGCACAAGAGAGATTTAATAGCCATATTATGCAGCAGAGGATGTTTTAACCTTCGGTAATCCACTACATGACCCACAGTAGAAAATTGGTAGGATTAGGCATGAATGAAGAAGAGAGCAAAAGAACGCTACAACAGAACAAAGCCATGCACAAGTGGTTTACTCTGTTGGCTAATTCTTTGAACGATGCAGGCTATGACGCTAGAGAAGTGCTAGAGCCTGAAGTCGAAATACCAATCACAGACAAGATAGTTAAGAATCAAATGTTAAAGAAAATCGCAAAGGCGATGTATGACAAAGACTCTACCACAGAGTTGACTACCATAGAGTTAAGTGAATGCTGTAAGGTTTTAAGCAAGCATACATCTGAAGTTTTCGGGGTGTATGTACCGTTTCCTAGTTATCATAATCAGGGTGAATAATGTTAAACGAAGAGATTAAAAAGAAGTTTGAAGTCATAAGTCCTGCTGAAGAGAAAGACCGGCTAAGGCTAAAATTAGCAGAGGATACAAAGACTTACCTTGCTAACCGTGGTATAATTAAAACTATTCCTATCGGTGTGACCTCGGAATTTCCAGACGGTAGTTTACCAGTAAGAACCCAAAAGGATTACAAAGCAGTACACGCTAGCAGAATGAAAAGCTTTAAGGTTTTAAACACAGAAGAGGCTACATCTAAACGGGTTCAGGGTGCTCCTTGTGAGATTGACGGCTCAAGGCTAAAGTATAAAAATGGCGAGTGTGTAATGTGTGTTAGTGCTAAATACCACAGGCAAGCAAAGGCAAAGCGGGAGGCTAAATGAAGCGTACTGAAAACAAAATAGGGCGCTTTATCAGAATCTATAGCAAGGCTGGTGATAAGTGGAAGCGAGCGCAAATAATAAAAAACAGAGGCAAATATCTATCTGTGATGTGTATTCCTGATGAGGGCGTTTATAGCAAACCAGCATTTGTGCCGGCATTAATCAAGGTTCTGCGTAGCGAGTGTAAAATAATCTGCAAGCCTAAGTATTTTTATGTGCCTTATGAGTGGGATGGTGAGACTTTAAAGCCGGTGTATTATGGCAAAGACTAGAACAATAGCACAAGAAGTCGAGAAGGTAGCAGTAAGGCTTCAACTATTGAGGAGAATGGAGGATGCTGATAATAACGGCTATTGCACTTGCTGCACTTGTGGGGCTAGACATCATTACAAGGAAATGGATGGGGGGCATTACATTAGTCGAGCAAGGGTAGCCACTAAGCTAGACCCTCGCAACGTTTCCGCGCAATGCAAAAAGTGTAATGGCTGGCCGGATGGTTCGACGGGAAGGCTGTATTCTGTCTATCTTGATAAAAGATTTGGCGAGGGTACGGCGGATAGACTGGAAAGCAAATCACGGAGAGTTAAGAAGTATACTAGGGAAGAGTTGACAGAGTTATTGGGGTACATTAATTTTTGCATTAAAGAGCAAGAGGAGCGTATAGGATGAAACTACAAGACCTAGTAAAGCTAAAGCCGATTATTGAAGCGATTGAGCAGGGTAAGACTATTCAGTTTTGCACTAGAATCTATAATTTATATACGAAAACCACAGAGTCTGTATGGCAAGACATGGATAATATTAATGAAAGCGACATTCCCGCATTGATAACACACAATATTGATTACAGAATCAAGCTAGAGCCTCGGGAGTGGTATATACGCGCAGATGATATTGATAGCGTATCTCCGACTGCTTATAAATCAACCTTTAACGGATTGGGTTTTATTAAAGTGAGAGAGGTGTTGGAATGAAAACCGCAGTCCATGAAAACTCCGTGGAAGCCTATCATTCTGACAAAATGCAATCCCATACAAACAAAGAGCGTATTAGAGTATACTCTTTGAAAAATAAACGGTTTACAACTAAGATGTGCGCTTTAGACTTAGGGGTATTTCCTTCAACCCTTTCAAGGTGGATTAAGGAACTTGAAAACGAAGGCACTCTACAAACTGAACTCGAAAAGCACACTTGCATGGTATCAGGAAATAACGCCACCTATTTTTACAACCCTAATTACTCTAATCAGTTGAGGTTAATGTGATTCGTAATCGTTATTACAGAATGGAAAGAACGGTATCACAAAGAAAGCGCAGCCTATCTTTTAAGCCTTGGTTTATTAAGAGGCTAAAGCGGGATATGTATACAGGTGAAATGGTTAGATATGCCCCTATTAACATTGACACCCTACCAAAAGAAGAGCAGATGATAACTAATGAGTTTTTAGGGTATTGTCTGCTTATGATAGTGCTCGGTGTTGTTTTAGTGGCAATAACATTTATTTTTGGAGGTTAATGTGATTAATAAAGACCAAGTACGAGACGCTATACTAAAATCAGGCGCGCTAGAGGAGATTGATAAACTAGGCAAAGACCACCTAAGAAACTGCGTCATTGAGCTAATGGTTGAAAGGCAGTTAATGCGGATGGAGCTTGAGAACCTTAAAAACCCTAAGATAATTCTGCCTCATTAATACGTTCCACGGCGAGCAATCTGTGTTAAAATGATAGATAATTCAAAAGTTTATTGAACCTTAACCAATATGGCGGCTCCACAAAACAACAGCAACTACAGA